CCGTTATTTCCCCAAATTCTAATTTAGAATTTTCTATTAGATTCCACAATATAGGCTCCATTAAGCATTTTAAAGGGTTATATCCTTTAGCACAAGATATTAAGTTTAATAAGGTTATAATAGTGTATCCCTGACTTTGCTCGTAAATCCCTGTAATGGCCATTATAAATATTATTTCTGTGACCTCGCATATTCCATATAATCTACATAAAAAGACTAACAAATAAGATTTATGTGTTAGCATGTAAGCCTCAATCAAATACTGTATTACTAAAGTGTTGTTAATATTTTTAAAAATACTCCTTTTTGTAGGTATAGTTATGGTATGGTATATTGTAAGTGCTATACAGAAAGCGAACAAGGCCCAACTAAGGTCTTGTGTTACACTACTCCCGTTTTTGAAAAATGAATCCAAGTCAAATTTTAAAGCCCTCTGTCTATCTATTGCAAATGGTTCTCCTAAAACTACTCTACCTTTAACTTTTTTATACCTATTACTACAGTTGTGTGATGTGTATTTTTCTGTACTAGCTTCTACAACATGGGTGATTTCGTCTTTAATAATACATCTGGTTGCATACCATATTGGTTTACTCTTTAAAGTTGATAATATATATATGTCTTTAAACCAATCTTCTATCATTCCTATTTCTTCAGTATATTTGCATGCTTCTCCTATGCATTTCCTTGTGTTGTTCTTTCCATATGTAGTTCCCATATCATTTAAAATTTTACTATATCTAATACAATATTGTTCTGCCTGTTTTTCTTCTTCTTCTGTGCATGTTTTTGTTTGATAACCCTCAATATACGGTGCTATGGGTTCCACAATACCTTCATTTCCCATGCCTATTGAATATCTTCCTATTACTGATGCTTCCCCATGTATTCCTGGTAGCTGAATTAGGTTTATAATAACACCCCAAAAGGGACCCATGGTTAAAGTTAGACTCAGAAATACCAACAGTGTCTCTATGTGAAAGGTAATTGCGCTATTTAACGATACTGGCTTTGAAATAGGTTTCCCTTTGTAATTAGCTGTTCCGGTACATAAATTGTCTCCTGTCCACATTTCTAGTACTTGTCCATGTGAGCAAAGTTTGGGTAACCATATTTCTCTATCTTTGAGATCTTCAAACCTTTCTACACCAGTAACCCAACTTTCTACGCTGTCTGTATACCTGCAAGACTGTTTTTTACAAGAGTCCACTCCACTATAATTAGTGTGCGGTGTCATAGAGATAATTTGTTTTTTATTCAACCAAGTTTTAAGGTTATTACATCGATTATATATATATTGTCCTTCATTACTGTTACAATGTCTTGATGTATACTCGTATTTTTGTAATGCATATACTAATTTTTGTTCATGTAACCAGATGTTAACCATCCTATTCGTAACAGTGCTACCTACTTGGACTGTGTAACTTTCTGCGCTAGCTATGCTTATAAACCTAGCTGCTAACAGTATTAGTGCTATGTAACTTATCACGGGGTTCGGTATGAACATAATCAGAGCTACTGTTAAGTATGCTGTCAATTCTAGAGTCTGCAAAGTGTTTACGTTAGAAATTTTAAAAGATATTCCTAGACTATCTGCGTAATAGCTTGCTGTTTCACTTAGACCTCTTTTTCCTAATATTTCAGTAAATTGTTTTTTATCTTTGATGGTTATAGTCAGCTCCTTGATTCCGT